ACACCATTTTACAAAAGACATACCCCGGGGGCATCCTGACAATGTGCGGCTCAACTGAGGCTCACTCCCTTGCCTCAAAGCCTATCCGCTATATCTTGGGTGACGAGCGTGACCGATGGGCGTTGTCAGCCGGTACCGAGGGTGACCCCTGGGAGCTTGCCCGGGCCAGACAGATAACGTTCTATAACTCCAAGGCTGTTGAGGTCAGCACGCCGACTATTAAAAACGCCAGCGCCATTGAAGCTTCATTCGTGACCGGAACAATGGAATATTGGTGCGTTGCCTGCCCGCAATGCGGAGAATATCATAACATTGTCTTCTCCGATATCCGGTATGACTATGAGGAAAAGATTATAGCCGGACAAAAGTCATACAGCGTGAGCAATATCATGTATATATGCAAAAGCTGTGGAGGCATATCTACAGAAGCTGAGATGAAAAAACAGCCTGCAAAATGGATCGCAGATAACCCCGAAGCATATGAGCGCGGAGTGCGCTCCTTCTGGTTGAATGCTTTTGTCAGTCCGTGGGCTTCTTGGGAATCTACCATCATGGAATACCTGCAGGCCATCGGCAACACAAAAAAGCTGCAGGTCGTTTATAACACCCGTTTCGGTGAGCTGTGGGAAGACCGTGGCGACCTTGAGGATGAGGACAGCATGATGATGCGCCGGGAGGAATACGAAGCGGAGCTTCCTGAGGGCGTACTTGTTTTAACCTGTGGTGTTGATACCCAGGACGACCGCCTTGAATTTGAGGTTGTCGGACATGGCCACTTTGGTGAAACATGGGGTATAAAAAAAGGAATCATCATGGGACGTCCGGATGATAACGAAACTTGGAAACAGTTGGACGATGTTCTTGACCATGTCTACTGTTTTAAGAGTGGAGCCGGCCTCCGCATCTCAATGACATTTGTCGATGAGGGCGGACACTTTACCCAGGATGTTAGGCTGCAGTGCAGAGCTCGGCTTTCAAAAAAAGTATTCTGTATCAAAGGACGTGGCGGTGATGGTATTCCCTACACTTCCCCGCCAAAGAAACAGAAGATTGTTGTCAACGGGAAATCGCTCGGCACATGCTGGCAATATCAGCTGGGTGTCGATGCCGGTAAGCAACTCATCATGGATAACCTGCGCGTACAGACAAAAGGATCTAAGTATTGTCACTTCCCGCGGCGTGATGATTACGGCTCAGCATATTTCAAAGGTCTGCTCTCTGAGCGGCTTGCATATAAACCCGAACGTAAAACCCCATGGGTGTGGGAGAAAATCCCCGGCCATGAGCGTAATGAAGCATTAGACTGCCGCAACTATGCTATGGCAGCATACAAGGCACTACCTGTTGACCTGGACGCTATAGACAAGCGTCTCAAGGCAGCAAAGAGTGATAATTACAAACCGGCGCCAGCCCCTAAGCAGGTAAAGAAAACGGTCCGCAAAAGGAACAAGGGAACGGCGCATAACAAATATTTTGATGATTGGTAAGGACGGTGATTAAAATGGCGAATATGACAGAGTTGAAAATCAGGCTCAAATTCTGGCAAGACGCGCTTGTGAAAATGCGGGCTGCTTATCTCGCGCTTGTTGACGGCGGTGTGCAAAGTTATACAATCGACGACCGCTCCCTCACTCGCTTCGACCTTCCCGCCCTACTGAAAGAGATTGAGGAAGCTGAAAAGAAGGTCGACGAATTGACAGCGCTGACAAACGGTAGGAAAGCAAGAAAGGCTTTCGGAATCGTGCCGCGCAACTGGTAACGGGTATATGTCCGCAAGGACTTTGCCACGGGCCATCCGACGGAGTTTGCTCCTTTCGCCGTCGGATGTTCCGTTTATTATGCAAAGATTGGAGGCGATAAATTGAGCAAAAAGAATACAGGCCGTCGCAGCGGCTCACCTAATGTAAAGGGATACAGCGAAGCAGGAGCAAGCCATTACAAAAGAGCATTAAAAGCATTTGTTGCTCAAAGTGGTAGTCCGCGTGAAGATATTGACTGGAATAACTCTACACTGCGGCAACGTGGGCGTATGCTTTACATGGCTTCGCCTGTCGCAACGTCTGCTATTAAGACCAATAGAACAAGTGTCATCGGTATTGGTCTGCAGTTCAGATCCAGAATTGACCGCGCTATCCTTGGCCTCAGTCCGGAAGCGGCCAAGGAATGGCAGAGAAAAACTGAGGCGGAATTTGCTTTATGGGCTGACCACAAGAAAACCTGCGATGCAATCGGAATCAACAACTTTGCAGGGCTTCAACAGCTGGCTCTCCAAGCATGGCTCATGAGCGGAGATGTATTCCCACTCATTAAGAGGTACAAGGCAACGCCTACATCGCCTTACACTTTACGAATACATTTGATTGAAGCAGACCGTGTTTCTACACCGTCGGACACGACCGGCATTATGAGTTCCAGCTCCACCGATGGTAAAACAAAAGACGGCAACCGAATCTATGACGGTGTTGAAGTTGACAGCGAAGGAATGATCGTGGCCTACCATATTCGTAACACTTATCCTAATCAGATTACCAGCGATAAAACGGTATGGACACGTATACCTGCATATGGGGAGCTTACCGGACAGCCCAACATATTGCATATCATGGACAGTGAGCGTCCCGACCAATACAGGGGTGTTTCTTATTTGGCGCCGGTTATTGAGGAATTGCTACAGCTAAGACGCTATACAGAAAGTGAACTCATGGGAGCTTTGATACAGTCGTTCTTTACTGCATGGATCAAGACAAACACCGACCCAACAGAAATACCAATCAATGAGACCGGGTCTGGCAATGTGGTTGGCATAGCCGGTGAAGAACCTGAGGACATTTCATACAGTGAGAATGAATATGAAATGGGGCCTGGCTCTGTACTCCATCTGGAAGAAGACGAAGATGTAGTATTTGGTAACCCGAACATTCCCACATCCGGATTCAAGAACTTTATAGACACCGTATGTGAGCTTGTTGGAGCTGCTTTGGAGATACCCAAAGATATTCTGCTAAAGAACTTCAATTCCAGCTACTCCGCAAGCCGAGGAGCTCTGCTCCATGCATGGGAAGCGTTCAAAATGCGCCGACAATGGTTCGTAAATGATTTCTGCCAGCCGGTGTATGAAATATGGCTGGCTGAGGCCGTCGCCATGGGACGCATCAAAGCACCTGGCTTTTTCAATGATCCTCTGATTCGTGCAGCCTGGAGCGGCGCCAGATGGATCGGCCCGGCACAAGGTCAGCTGGATCCGACAAAGGAAGCCAAAGCAGCTATTATGTTGGTTGACCGTGGCTTCAAGACGCATGAGCAGGTCACTGTTGAAATGGACGGCGGGGACTGGGAAGAAAATGTGGAGCAGCTTTCCAGAGAAAACGAACTGTTAAAAACAGCTGGCGGTGGCAACTATATGGCCACGCTGGCTGATGAACAAACGGAAGGAAGTGAAACAGATGCCTAGCTTTTTGAAAGGCATATTTGGGCAAAGGCCTAAAAACATCGATATCAAACGTGACTGCTACACTATGGCTACGGTCGATGGTGATACTGCTGAAATAATCATGTACGGCGAGATTGTGGAGCAGCAGCCTGTAGACTGGTGGTCCGGTGAACCGATTGAGGGGCAGTACATCATTGAAAGCGAGTTCCTTGAAGACCTGAAAGCCGTGGAGGGTGCTAAGACCATTACCATCCGCATGAACAGTGTCGGCGGAGATGCCGGAGTATCCATCCTCATACACAATCGGCTCAGGGAGCTTGCCGCAAAGGGTACATCCTTGATCTGTATCGTTGACGGCATCGCAATGTCCGGAGGATCTCTTATCATGTGTGCCTGCGACACAGTGCGCGTCAATCCGTCCAGCCTTGTGATGATTCACAAATGCTGGTCTTTCCTGTTCGGCGGCTACAACGCTGATGAGCTGCGGAAGATTGCGGAATCAAACGAGGCCTGGGATAAAGCCCAGGTATCTATTTACACACGCAAGAGCAAACTCTCTGAAACAGTCGTCAAGCACATGATGTCTGAAACGACTTATATGACCGGCAAAGAAGCGGTTGAAAAAGGCTTTGCAGATGAATTACTTGACAATGCTGAACCGCTCGATATTGCAGCCAGTGCAGACCGCAGCACCCTATTTGTTAACGGGCGAGCAATTCGCCTGAGTAATCCTCTCTCCAAACTTCCGGAGAGCATACCGGTCAAACCCGATGCACGGCCATCGGTTAAGACAAATATCAATATGCCGGCAAAGTCCGGCAGCGAAGGAGGAAATAACCTTATGGCAAAAAATCTTGAAGAACTCAGGAAGGAGAACCCTGAGCTTGCATCCACCATCGAAGCCGAGGTGAAAGCTGCCGCCTCTGCCAATGCAGCTACACCATCCACCCCGGCAACGGCACAGCCTAACGCTGAGGATATCCTTGCAGCTGAGCGTAAGCGCATCCAGGAAATTGATGAGATCGCCGCCATGATCAACGATGCTGACCTGGTGCGTGAAGCAAAGTACGGAGAAAATCCTTGCTCTGCTCAGGAGCTTGCATTCCGCGCCATGAAGAAGCAGGCCAAACAGGGCGAACAGCACCTGGACAATACTGCAAAGGACTATCAGGCATCGAACGCTGCCAAAGTAGGAGCTGCTCCTACAGGCGGCGAAGAAAGTCCAACTGCAAAAATCGAGGAAGCTGTTGACGCAGGAGTAAAGGCGGCAAAAGAAGCATTCGGAGGTAAGTAATCATGAGTATAATCATGAACGAATCTCTTGGGAAACTGGAGTATGATGGCCTGATCAACTCCGCGTACCCAGCAGATATTATCCACGCTTCCCTTGCATCAGGCTACGGGAAGCTGAGCCGCGGGTATTTGATAGCCAAAGCTTCCAACGGAAGCCTAATACCCTGGGGCAGTGACATAACAGACGATCTTTCCGAAGCGTTGACGGTCACTTCTCATGTTGCCACAAAGTCACAGGCCGGTCTTGATGCTACAAAGCTGAAAGTATTTGCTCTTGATTTCATCGAAGAAACTCTGGCCGTAGAAGATCACGTAGCAGTAAAAAGTGTAGCCGGACTTGACAAGGATACACTCGTGGTCAAAAACGGAGATGATACTCTCACTATTGATACGGACTACACTGTGACGTATGAGGACGATGTGCTTACTATTACCCTTGTTGACACAGGAGGTCATTATACTGCAGAGGACTTGGATATATGGTGTTTCTTCGCGGACACATACGTCCCGATTGAGAAAACAACGGACTACACGGCGGCATATGCAGAAAACACGCTGAC